ATTATAATGCGGCTTGGCAAGAATTTTTTGCTAAAGATAAAGTAAAATGGCGTACTGAAAATGAAATTAAAGATTGGTTTTATAATCAAATAGATAGTTTTTTACAAGGATTAGATTCTCAACAACAAACTTGGTTTATGTTACGATTAATGACACCTGAAATGGATACTTCAAAACTTGTAAATTATAATGGTAGTTTTTTCTTTAAACCAACTACAACAAATGTAGAAAAGTTTATTAACCTAGGATTAGGATATATGATAGACTCACAAACAAATAGTGCTTCTATGGTAAAATTTGACACAATGCAAGTAGATGCATTCGTCAAAGGAATTGGTCGTAGTTATGAATATGTATACAATAGACTACATAATAGAGAAACAGATATTAAAGCATTAAATGAAGCTACAGGTAAAGATGTAGAACATTCATTCTTTGTAGAACCATTTGAAATTGCAACAGGACATAGTAAAGCGGAACTTGTAGATGCATTCTATCCTGGCACAGCTATTAAAATGAGAGACCAAATGGAGTTTAGTAAGTTAGACGAATATAGTAGATTACAAAGTATGTTTGGTGTAGGTATGATTAGAGATATTATTACCAATGGTAAAGAATTACAATTACCAACACACGTTGTTACACGTATGAGTATGTATGGTAGACATATGCAACTTAATGGTATAGAAGGATTGCGTAGAGCGCAAGAAATGGACGATGCATTGTTCTTGTATCAAAAAGATAAAGGTAGTATATTTAACACTAGTGATACTATGTCTGGAGGTAGCTATAATGGAGTCGATAATCTTGGTAGACAGAAATACGGAAACGAACAAGCAAAACCAGAAGATGTTGCTAATAGACATATTGATGAACTAAAGAGGAACTGTTAATGGCTGAATGTAAATATCCTTCAGAACAAAGAGAAAAAGATGCAATGGCATATAGAAAGATTGCACAAGATTTTCAAAGCAACCCAGTAATTGACCAATTTGGTTCACATTCTGCTGATATGTTTAATCGTTTAGTACATCAAGTAACTAATGGTGAATCACGAGTACCATACACAGAAGAATTAAAGTTATTAAAACGATTAACAGATAGAACTGTAAAAAATATTGGCACTACAAGAGGTAAGTTTGCTGAGTATATGTACTTACCAGAAGAGCTATATAAAGATATACCATTTGTAGCGGATTGGTTTAAAGATGTACAAAAATCCAACGAGTTTATGAAAGGTCAAACTTCTATGTCAAACGAAGGATTAAATAGAATCTTGCGTTTGTTAAAAGGAGATGCATTAATTGAGGGTGCTAAAGTAAGTGATAAAGTAAAGTTTACTAAAGCACAAAAAGAATTAAAAAGATTGTATGGGGAATATAATAAATTAAGAAGAGAAGGAAAAGATGGTGAAGCTGATAGATTGTATCACGGCGAAATAGCTGAGTTTATGAAACAAGGTGAAGGAAAAGTATTACAACAATTCCACGAACTAGCATCTGCTCCTAAAGAAAGAACAGCAAATGACAATAGAAAAACATATGACGAGTTATTAAAAACAGGTCAATATTCTAATAATGTCAAAGCGGCTGCAGAAGTATGGCGTAATCAATTACAACCAGAATCAACAAAATTGATGATACAAGGTATTAATAATATGTTATATGGATTAAAAAATAACAATCCTATAATGAAAGATTTACCTGGTTTTAATGAAACTATACAAAAACTAGAAAGCGTAAGAGATAGATTTCAAAATGCTGATTTGCAACGTAATGGATATTTTCCTGTATTGAGTTTAGATATATTTCCTTCATTGTCTAAAGCGGCACAAAAGTTAGCTCTTGCAAGTAAACCTAAACAAGTAAAAGAAGCTACAGATATTATAGATAATTTAGAAAAAGTATTAAACGAAAACATTTATATTAATAGAAACTTAACAGACTCTACGCCAATGCACGAGCGTATTAATTATAATGTATTTCCTATTATGCAATCATATGCTAATAATGCAATACGATTTAATTACAATGCATTTAATACTAGAAAGTATATGGATGTAATGAAAGATATAATGGAAACTCAATTAAGAGGTAATAACAAAGAAGTGGAAGCAAAATTAAACTTCTTAAAAAATTATGTATCTGATAGTTATTCTGATATTGTAGGGACACGATTTGAAAATCCTACTGTGGGAACACAACTATCAAGAATGATTACCAGTATAGAGTTTGCAAGTAAGTTAGGATTAAATATTAGAGGTGCGGTTCGTAATAGTACACAAAGTTTATTCAACTATATTTGGTTTGGCGGAAATGGAATTAAACAAGCTAGAGAAATTTATAAAGATACAGATATGATGGCTCGTATTAATGAAGGGCTAAAAAATAATGGTGTATTGTTTCCTGAGATTACAGATATTTATGGTAGTATGAAGTTCACTCGTACAGAATATAACGAAAAAACAAAAACATATGAAGAAGTTATAGATGTGTCTATGGGTGATAGAATAGGAGACCGAATACAAAGTATTGCTGAGACATTAGGTAAACCTATGACCTGGGTTGAGAATAATATTAATCGTAGATGGACATTTAAAATAGGTTATGCATTATCTTGGAAAGCTATTGAATCTAATTTACAAATGTATCAAAATAGATTTGAACGTGTACTACAAAGAGATTTAAAAAGAGAAGGTAGAGAAGAAACTGTAGAAGAATTACGTAATAGTAAAGATAGAAACAGAAAGATATTTAAAGAAGGCGATGCTACTGAATATGAATTTAGATTTGAAGAATATAAAAGAAAAGTAGCTGAAGCTGAAGGTAATGCCGCTACTAGAAATTTACACTTTGATTATTCGCCTCTTGCAAAAGCAAAGATTATGCGTGGTCCAATAGGAGCAATATTAACACAGTTCCAACATTATGGATTTAACTTTTTTAATCTACAAAGAAAAATTGTAAGAGATGGTACTGACGCTGTATTTACTAAACAATGGAATAGTGAACCTGCTTGGAGAATGTATCGTTTAGGATTAACATATTTAGCAATCAATGGTATTTTGTCTCCATTATTAAATATGGATTTAGGGAATCTTGTACAAAATGATACTTGGGAAAGAATAAAATCATATCACGATGTAGTAACTGGTGATGAAGAAACTCGTAAAAGAGCATTTTTTGGTAAAGGTCCTATTATAGGTACATTCGGTGGTCCGTTTGTATCAGATGTTGTATCGATAGGAAACATTATGGGATTCTATAATATGGATGAAGATTCTGCATTAGCATTTATGGCTGGATACCAAGATATGTCTGAGTTATCTGGTAATGAAAAAATGTCTGAAACTATCAAAGTATTAAATACACAAACACATCGTCTATTTACTAACACTATACCTAAATGGTCTAGTGGAATTAATAGCTTTACATTATTACAAGGTGAATTAGGATTATATCCTAGAAGCGAAACTCGTAAAAAACAAATTGTACAACCAGCTGTTCAAAAATTATATGGTTTAGATAAAGAAAAACCTAAACAAGTACAGCAATATGATTACAATAAAGCCGTAATGGAAGCATTAGATAATTTAGCATAGCTATCTGTACAATATTCTTAATATAACTATCCATTTAATTTGTCTGTTTACTTGGTGCGTAAACTTAATTGTATGATTTCTTTAGATTATTAATAAGTAACTCGTTAATTTCAATTACTTTATCAATCTTTTTCATAATTTCTTGTTTATCTGCATAACGCTCAGGATGTAGAAAAGCGTCAAACTTTGTGTCTTCTAACTGTCTCTTAATACTATATAATTCTTTTAAGTCTGTTTTAGTGTTTTGAATAAATTTTTGTCTATACTTTGTTCTTTCTATTTGTTGTTGATATTTTTCGTATTCAATGTTATCCATTCTTTGTTGCATATACTCAGCGTATAATTCACTATCATTTCCTACTTTACTCATCAAACAATACCTCCTGTACTGTATGTATGCCTATGCAAACAGCATCTGCATTAGTTAACGTAATCTTATGTTTATCACCTGCCCAATTTTGTGCAAGTGTTTTAAAATATTTTTTTCTTTCTTGATAATCTTTTGGAATAGATTCTTTACCTCCACCAATAGTAAGTTGCCATTCTCTAGGTAATACTCTTATTATTTCACACCCAAAGGAAGCCGCTATACCTAACCACATTCCATAGTTTTTACCAAAAGCAAAAGCACCTCTTTCATACGGACGACTCCATACCCTTTCAATTACGACTTTGGTTGTTGTCGATTCGGAACTAATATCAATTTCATTACGAGTTGTTGATACAGAGTCGCCCATACATTCTTTAAATACTTCTGCTAAATCATTTTCGTCCCTGGAGGATGGACAATTACTGGTAGATTGGAGGTATATGTGATTACGATGGTATTCGAAAACAGCAATCGCTCCATTCCATCCAGGGTCTATACTTAATAGTTTTTTTGTTTTCATTATTCCTTATACTTAGACATTACACTAATAGCTTCTGTTCTATCAAAGTAAATACTACATTTATCTCCGTTAAAGCCCATAGTATAACTACCTAATTGACCATATCTAGCCTTTTGACAAATAATCTCAGACTCATATCTATCATTTTCTCTATCATCTACCGCATAAGCATAGTAGACAAAGAACGCCGCTTCAGCAGTTTGTTCAATTACACCACTTTCAGCAAAGTCTGATAGTTTTGGTCTAGGGTCTATACGTCTTTCAATTTCCCTATTTAATTGAGATACTAATATAGCACTACAATTGATTTTCTTACAAATCCATTTATAATCTAACATAATATCTTCAATTTCAAAACGTCTATCTTTATTACTACTATTATCTGTACGAATAAGTTGGATATAGTCATCAAGGACAACGTCTGGTTTCTCTTTAGCTATCTCTTTCATAGCATCTGCAAGAGTTTTACAATCATCGTGCATTATAAGATTCTTGTATTTTTCACCTAGTCGTTCTTTTGCTAATGCAATCTTACTAATTTCAGTATCAATGTTTCCAGCTTTACGAATCTTTTCATAACTAAATTCTGGAAACTCCATAACTAATATCTTTTTCATCATTTCAACATTAGTCATCTCACGATTAAATAACATTACTTTAAAACCTTGTTCTAATAATCGTTTTACAATATTAATTACAAGCGTTGTTTTACCGTGTCCTGGTCTACCACCAATAACTGTAACTTCACTTCTAGTCATACCACCTGCTGCTTTATCAAGCTGTTCAATGCCAAATGGTATTAGATTACTACCTGTTTTCAATGTTTCTATTGTATCGCCAATAATATCTTCAGTTTCTACAGTTTTGTTTGGTGTAGTATTTTTTAAGTCTTCAATGGCTTTTTCGTGTTGATGAATAATTTCTAAGACATCTTTCTTATTATTCATACTTGCATTGAATAGTAATCTTGAACTATGAATTACTTTGCGTTGTATAAATTTCATCCATACGTCTTTAGCATAAGCTTCAACGTGATGAGTATGTGGAACCATTTCTGTTAATCCACTTAAGAAATGTATTGATACATCTGCTTTATTGTCCTTTAGCTCTCCGCTTACTGTAACCAAGTCAATTGCAGTATCTTTCTTGTATAGACTATGTAATGCGTTCCATATTTGTTCGTGTTTTCCGTTATAAAATGCTTTTGAGTGTCTAATGTGTGTTTTTGCTTGTTCAAATATTTCGTTACCTCCTAATAGAACACAACCTAATACTGCAATTTCTGCCTCTTCATTTTTAGGCATTTCGTGTATATCAGTTAGTTCTTTGAAGTTTTTCTTATCAGACATATTTCCTCCTAATCATCAAATAAGCTCTGTTGTTTTCTTTCTGGTATATAATTTGTAATTACGATTTCAGTCTTTTCTTCATCGCTATGTAATTGACCAGCATATTTAATTGATATTGTATCAATATTGTAATGTCTATACATTTCCCAAATCTCAGGTCTATCATCGTAAGACACCATAAACTTTCCCCCGCCTTTATCTATATTGTCGCAGATTTCTTTTAAGTCTATATGGTCTTGCTCTGTAAACGAATGTATGTAATAATCATTTCTATCTGTAGCCGCCCAATAAGGTGGGTCTAAATACCACATATCATTTTCATTTGGTTTATACTTGTCAATTAACTTTCTAAAATCCATATTTTCAATAAATACATCATTTAGCTTTTTTCTACTTGCTTCTAAGCCATCCAGAATATCATCATTCCATTTAGCCGCATTTGATAGTGGCAAATATGGGTTTTTGTTAAAAGCAGTTTTCAGTACAAAGAAGTATGATGCCGCTCTTTTGTAATCTGGATATTGTGTTAGTGTTGTGTTGTGTATCTCTTTTCTAAAGTTTTCGTGAAGAGTTCTAGATAACAAAATGTGTTTACAATAGTATCTAAATTTATCGAAATCCTCCGCAACCGAAATATACAAATTAATTATATCATTATGCAAGTCATTTAATATATTTATTTGCGCTTTTTCTTTGCGGAAGAACATACTCCCCCCACCAAGAAATACTTCAATATATCGTTTATGACTATGTAGCATAGGAACAAGTTGTCTTGATAAAGAAAACTTACCTCCGTAATATGGGAATATAGTTGGACAATCATCTTTCATTAATCCCTCCAACAGTTATCACATAAAGCATCACCGCTTTTGTGTTGACTCCAAAACATTTGGTCTTTTTTGCTCATATATTCCCACCAATTTAAATCATCTGAATATTCTAATACTCCACATTCATCACAAGTATTTAAATCGGTGTTATCTACTATATAAGATATTGCTTCAGATATATGTTTTGGATTATCACTTCTTGTTTTTAATCCTACCATATCTTTTTCAATTATCATTGTTTACTCCATTTAATTCTCTCCACATACTAATGTAAGATTCGTTATCTTCTACCCCTACTGGTAACACGTAAGAACAAAGTTTATTTTCTTTAAATTGTTTTCTACGTTTTTCACTCATACCAATATGTAAAGCACCTGGACCATTACCTTCATCATCACTTCCAACATAAAATACATCACCATTATCTGTAGAAAATACTAAACCAGTACCTTCTTCTGGATAATCTTTATCCCATTTTTCCCACCATACGTGTTCAATAGTTCTACCTTCAAGTAATTTTTTTGCTGAATCATACCAGGTTTTAGTTCTATTATATTTTTCTTTTAATGTTTCTGCCATATTCATTTCCTCACTTTAATCTGTTAAATTCTTCTTTTGATAAAACTGCTATTTCTTGATTGTAATTGCATTTTGGTAAATAAGATAATCTTTTTCTTTTATATCTTCTGACTATTAATTCATTTTCATTTGATTCAATAAATTTATAAGTATCATATTTATATCTAAGATTATCAAAACCACCTATTATACCAAGACCATCAAAAACTAAAATATCATATTTTTTAGCTTCTGGTAAATAATCGTTTACTGATTTATATGTTTTATAATATGTAATTTCTTTGTTAAACCACATTTTTTCAAAATCACGATTAGATAAAATTCCTTGTTCCATTAAATCCATTGCTTCAATAAATGTCATTTTACCTCCGTATTTAATTCGCTCTCAAATTCACCAAGTATATCCATAACAACATAACAAGCGCCTTCACAAAAATTATCTTGTTTTGTAGATACAAACTTACTCCATTGTTCATCTGTTAAATGTTCTGCAATATTTTCTTTTTCATAGTATTGCCAAATAACATTTGCTTTTTTAAGTAAATCTCTGAGTTGTTGTTCTTCTTTTACATTTAAACTCATTTTACCTCCTTAAATTTTTAACGGGCAAAGTTGACTATAAGCCCAAATTAAGTTAATATTATTTATTGCCCGTTAAAATATGTATCTTATTTCTTGCCACGGAACGTGTCGTTTCATAGCATTACGAAATGCGTTTATATAATGGCTTTTAATATCGTGTTTATATCTGATATTACGACCTCCATATTGACTTGTTTTAGCTTCTTGCAATTCACTTCTCCATAATAAGTTTTCGCCCTCTACGCCTTCTGTAAGATTAAACTTATGCATATCTTCGTTGTGGGTTAAGAAAATGCATTCTGCTTTTACTTTATGCTTAAACAAGTTATGTACGTGCGTATCTACTAAGTCAAATAATTCTGCATATGCTTTTTTAGAATTTTCATATACTATTATTGGTGAGTAATTTACGTGTACATCATAACCAGCTTCTATAAAATCATTAATAGCTTTTATTCTATCTATAATTTTACTTGTTCCTGGTTCTAGTTTATCAGACAACTCTTGTGGCATTAGACTAAATCTAATACGAACTTTCTGTAAAGGGTTGAAAGATAATAAATCATTGTTTACATATTTTGTTGCTGCAGTACCCATAATCTGTTTGTTGTGTTTAAATATACTAAACAACTTTTTCCAATCGTGATACTTTGCGTGTAATACATAATCTTCATTGCAACTAAAATCATATGTATAATATGTTTCGTGTGTTTGATTTGGTGTTTTAGGGTAAGGTAATGTAATGCTGTGTTGTATAATAGCTTTTATTATATCATCTGTATTATCAGCAATCGTTACACCAGACTTTACGTGTCTTCTCATATAACAATAATTACATTTAAATAAACAACCGTATCCGAAACTAGGTGTAATAAAATCACTACTTCTACCAGACTCTCTAATTAACATAGATTTACGATTGACTCTTTTTATCATTGGAATATTTCCTTTGCGTGTAAGAATGCGTCATCAGCCGTCATATTATCCATAGCATAATCTGCCTGTTTATCAGACCAACCATCTAAATCACCCTGCGTATTAGACGCACATTGTAACATATGCTGTTCAAATTGATTTCTCATTTCATCGTAATCATATATTCTAATTCCATTTTCGTCTATGCTATAATTTACTTTAATAGATATAAACTCCATCTTATCTTCCATTTTTTCTCCAAGATTTTTTTAATTTATCATTAACTTTATTTAATTTTTCTACCATTTTTTGATATTTATTAGTATGAAAAATTATATTATTTCTATTCAAGTGTCCTTCGTGTTTAATACTAAAACTAGTATCAGGTGTTGTATCTTGTATTTCTTGTTTCGTTGGTGTATGTTCAATTGGATATTTATCTAAACCATCTTCATAAAACTCAGCTTCTCTCCAATCAAATATTTTTTCTGGAGTTGTTTCTTTTTGACAACTATCACACCAGAAACTGCTTTCGTCTACAAAGTCTACAAGTTTTTCTGTATTAATATTTACCCAAGCACTTTGAGAAACATTTTCACTTTTACAAGATGTGCAAACAAATTTACTTGTCATATATTCTCCTCTACTTATTTTTTTTAGTATATTTTTCTTTTACTCTAAATTGGTCCATCCAAGTATATTTTCCATTAACTTTATATGGAACATTAACAAATATATGCCAAGACCTACCATATTTATTGTAAAACTTTTCCATAACTTTATGTCTTTCTTCAGTAAAAGCATAATATTCTGGTTTATTTCTAATTTTATCTAATCGTTCTTCGTGTGATTCATCAGGTGGTTTCATATACATTTCATATCTTGATTTTTTTTCCATATTTTCTCCTTATTTTTTAGGAGTAGCTATCAGTTTGGTTTTTATTTGTCCCATTTGTTAATATTTTACAATTTTTTGCTTGCCTTGCAAAAATTAACTTATATAACCTTTGAGGAACCCGTGGATTGGATACCACGATGCGTCCTAGTTCGCATATTTAAGGGAACAAACCTATCTGTTGCTACTCCTAATTGTTTAGGCGGTTTATAAACTCTAGAGTCTACTGGCTAATCCATCACCGCCCAAATAGTCATTAGGCAACCACTGGAGCTTTTCCATGTATCATCCTAATGATTTTACTAGCAAGCTTAAGCTCTTGCTAATCTTGTTATTGTAGGGTATATCTGATTCTCCATAATATGAACAGATTCTCTATCACGATTTGTAGAGTGTGTGGACACAAATGTAGCCGCATTCAACAAATCCCAATAATTATTCATATCGTTATTCAAGACATATCTAGTAAACTCTTCAAGGTAGTTACTTGGCATAAGTTTACTCATTTCAATAATATGACTTTTCTTTAACTGGGTACTAATCAGATTAGGAAATTCTGTTTCAAAGATTTCCACTAACATACCTACTGTTCGAGAAATATTATCCTCTAATTGGTCAATACTAGTGTTACTATTTTTATGTACTGCTTTTTTACTAGTCAATACATTACCAATAGTTAAACCATTTAAACAAACCAATCTAAATGCACCACCCATAATATTGACTGATGTGCTACCATCATAGCTATTAGAAACAATCAATTGTGGATTAACTAAATCGTTTTTGTTTACTTTTACTTCAGTTTTAGGAAAGTTCCACTTCCAGATAGCACGTTGTCCACCAGAAAATGTTCTGGCTTCTACGAGTTCTGTTTGTGTACCTCTTAATACTTTTTGAACTTTGTTGACAACTGACCTATTATCAACAACTTTATACTCTTCAGTCATACAAGACAATACATCTCCTGTATCTTCTCTTATGATGAATTTATGACCTGTACCAGTTACTAAAGTTCTTTTCTTTCCTTCAGCTTTCATAAATGTTGCTGGAACCTCTTTAACTGGAAATAGAGTTTCCTCCATTGCTACTATAGACATTTTTATACTCTCCTCTTTCTACTTTTACTCTTTTTGGTGTTTTACCAAAACGTTTAATTTCATTTTCTAACATCTTAGTTCTATTTGCGTATCCATCAATAATCATTCGTTGCAAATAAGCAAATCCTTTGCCTTGATATGCGTGTTCATCTGTTATATAATTATGTATAACCTTTTCAACTGCATCATCAGGTATCTTTGATATTGCCTGTAAGAAATAAAATGTTTTCTGGTTATTTCTATCAGAAGGTATCTCTTTTCTAATTAAGCGTATCACATCTTTTAATTTTTTGTTATGTGTTCTTGCTTCTATTAGTTCGATAATTCTTCTTTGTGGATTATATTTTCTTCCGTTAATATGTCCACAACATTCACACTTCATAATGGTGTTACTTCGGTTTTACTAGACCAAGTATGTTTACCGCTATAATAAGAATCGTGCATATTGTACCACTCAGTATTTATTTTATTTAAAATAACTACATCGCAATTAATTCCTTTATTTATTAACATTACGGTAAGACCATTTACTTCGCACTTACTTCCAATTGGTAAGTCTTTTAAGTATACCAATCCTTTCTTTGGAACTACTTTCCATTTTTTAGTCATCGCACACCTCACAGTTAGGATTTACAATTGATAAATCCATTGATTTTCTACTATTTAACAATTGACGTTTTCTTCTTTCAGTTTTTACAAGCTCTTGTATTACTAAGAAATCTTCTGTTAGTTTTTTAATTGGTTTTTCGTTTACACCATCTAAGGTAGTGTTTGTTAAGCATTCTGTAAGTAAGTTTACTTCACTATCGCTTAATTTAATTGTTATTACTGCTTCGTTCATTACGTTTTTCCTTCGCCCATTCTTCTTGCACAATATCGTCTATTAAATCTTTTTCACTAGAACCAATTTCTAAAGTATCTTTTATACGTGAAATAATTCTATTCCAAACAGTATTTAAACGTAACAATTCTTGTGCTTGTTTCAGTTTATCCAAGATTCCTCCTTTTATACAAAGGTCTAATTAGCCAACCAATCACCAGGAATATCCTGGTTAATCTAGTATTTTAGACCTTCATATAAGTTACATTTTTTATAGTATATTTCAAAGAGATAAATGAATCCATCAAATATATTTCATTGTTTATGTGGAGTTTCGCTACCATAGAAGCTCTCTTTATTGTCTAGTAATTAGAATGGTAAGTCATCTGCTTCCAATTCATCAGAACTAATGCGTTCTCCGTCTTCCCACTTATATACTTTACCTACTTTAAGTGATGAACGAGTTTCGCCATCTGTATTTTTGAACTCAGTATTGACTAACTGAACTAAACAAGGTAAACCCATTACATCAGATTCTTCAACCATTTGTAATTGCATATTACCATTGCTGTCTTTACCAAAAGCCATACCTATACTTGCAAAGAACTCAGCATAGCGTTTGTTCTTCCAAGAATTTTCTTCAGATAAGTTTGGTGTTAACCATATACCTTTATCAGTACGATATTCCTTGCCTACAGCTTGTGTTCCAGTAACACTAGCACCTGTTGGTACTAATTTACCATTGTTATCTTTCTGCTGTTCAGCAAACTCAATATCCTTGGCTTCTTCTGCTACTTTAAAAGTGACATTAAATACATATGCACCATTATATTCTTTTGACTCAAACTTGCTAATATGAGCTGGATATGTACCTTCAGGTATTGGTTTATATGTGTTCTTACTTTCATTGTATATCGCATTTTCTATCGGTTTCATTTAGTGTCTCCAGTTTTGGTTGTGGTATATTCTTCAAATAAAGAATTTACCTTTGTTTTTAATTCAAGCATTTTATCGCTGTATTGTGCTTTACCTAATCCATCAAAATAGAGTCTTGGAGAAACCCAAGTTCCATCTGCTGTTTGAATAAAGCTTGTTGTACTTCTTCTAGAATTAGAAAATGCACCATCTTTTTCCATTTGGTCAAAAGTTTCTTGGTCTATTTTCCCAGCATCTAGCATCGCTTTTGCGTCTTCACGAGTAAATTTACCCATCTTGTTCTTCCTCCATTGGCTCTTCTATCGCATAGGATAGATAGCTTTGGTTAATATTCAAGTTTAGATGACCATTACGTACACCGCCCCACATTACAAATGTCATTATTGGTTTTCCGTGATATAGCTTTGTACCAGTAAAGGTAGCTTCACGAAATTCTTTACCATCATTAACACCTATTGTGTATTTAGCATTTAGTTTGTATACATCATCTCTGTAATCTTCTGTATTGTTGATGTCTTCTAACTTCATTTTGCACCTACTTTATCAGCTTTGCGTTTAAGTTTTGCATATGCCGCTTTAAAGTTAGCATCATTGATAGTTTCATCACCAATTTGTTCAATTACTTTTGCCTCTAACTCTTTATCGTCAATTATTTTCAACAATCCAAAGAGTGATTCATATTGTTCTTTATTCAATTTATCAGGAGCTGTTGGCAAATCTTCACCAGCATAGATATATAATCCTAATCCGTGTAGTGCTATTGCTTTTGCTAAACAACGTTGTATTGCTGTGTTTATTTGAAAAGCATTAGGTTCTAATACAGTTTTGTTTGTATGGTCTAATACTGGGTGTACTTGGGTTCTTCGTATTCCTTCTACACTTACACTTACTTGTACAAATGCACCAGCTTCAGTACGCATATAAGGTGTTTCTACACCATTATCAAAATAAGTATGTACTTCCCAAGTTGATTCTGGAAAGTGTTGTAGTAATACTCTTACAGCCCAAGCCCAAGAAAGATAGCTAAAATTACCTTTCTTTTCAGTGTGTTCTTTGACGTCTATTTTACTTAGTACTTCAAATACATTATTCTGTTTCATTGTTACCCCATTCTTTTTCAAGTGTTTCATAATTAGATAGTATTGCAAACCAAGTTTCCTTGTCGCAACCTCCTTCTACTCTTGCTGCTGGACTCATCATATTATGATTTCCAGACTTTTGCACTTCTAGAAATGAACGCCATTCACTTTTATAAACAACTACATCTCCAAAAGTTTTACTATTTACGTTTGCCATCGTGTTTACCTTCTTTCTTTATTTCGTTTACAAATAGTTTTAATCGTGTTGGTAATACTGCTTGGGTATTACATACTGCACAACATCTTCCATTTTTTATTGGCTCTGCATTGAATCCATAAGGATGTCCTAATTTCTCTCCACAAAGACAACAATTCTTAGGATTTTTATATGTATCAAGCGTCATAAGCATTACT